TGTCAGACATTGATTACTCTGAAGCAGAAAAGAAAACTCTCAACAAACCATTTAGACTTCCAAGCGGATCTAATAAAAAATTCGGAGTTTATGTTAAAAATGACAAAGGAAATATTGTTGTTGTAAAATTTGGAGATCCTAACATGGAAATCAAACGCGATGATCCTGCTCGACGTAAAAATTATCGAGCAAGACATCAATGTGATACTAACGTTGGACCAAAATGGAAAGCTAATTATTGGAGTTGTAAATTTTGGAGTAGTAAGCCAGTATCTTCTTTAGCCTCGGAAGATTATGATGATATTGATGAAGATGAAGAGGAATGGTTAGATGATGGTTTTGTAGATCAAAATGAACTCTTTATACACCTACCAGAGCTTAGAGATATTGAAGAAAGTTTTGAAGATTTTTGAAGTTCATTTATAATCATGCATAGACATGAGTGAAAAATGAAACAGCATATATTAATAAGCTCAATAGTGCGAAATAGGGGAGATAAATTACTAAATTATTTTAATCAAATTTTAAATTTTGTAAAAAATTTAAGTGATGAATATGATTTTTCTATAAGTATTTATGAAAATGATTCAGTTGATAATTCAAAAGAAATTTTAAAATCTCAGGATTATTCCCTATTTGTTGAATCATTTATTAAAACTGAAAATATAGGAACTATATATTACCACTCTGTTACAGATGCTCAAAGAGTAATTAATTTTGCCAATGCTAGAAATAAAACTATTGAAGATTTAAATCTTGAAAAATATTCAAATATATTAATTATTGAACCAGATATTGTTTATTCTTTTGATAGTATAAAAGAAATTATAACAAAATCATTAGCTCCTGAAAATACTGATATTTATTCAGGAGTTTTAATGATGAATAACATTCCTTATGATACGTGGGGAATGCGTAGGAATTCTACCGAAGAATGGGGAGGGTTTTCTAGTGATTTTGCATGGAATCCAATTAAAGAATTTTGGTCAACAGCTAATGGGGTATGTTTGTATAATATACAACCATTCTTAAATGGTTTAAAATTCTCTTCATTTAATAAAAGATTACAAAAACACGACTGCGATACCGCAGTTTTGTGTGAAGATTTTAGAGAAATGGGACACTCTAATATCATCATTAATCAATCAGTTAGACTGTATCATGAAAGATAAAATTTTATTTTTTAACAATTCAATAGAAGCGTGTGGCGTTTATCAATATGGAAAACGAACGGCTAACATTGTCAAAAAATCATTAAAGTTTGATTTCATCTATTTAGAAGTATCAAATCAAGAAGAAGTGCGATTTTCTATAAATCATTTTAAACCTACAGTATGTATTTTTAATTATCATCCAATTACAATGCACTGGCTTGATTTATCTGAAATTAATATTTGTAAAGTTGGTTTAGTACATGAAACTGAAATATCTAATTTTGACTTTTACATTCATTTAGATCCCCAGTATAATGAAAATAAAAATAATTTTAAAGTTGTTAGACCAATTTTAAAGTTTGATAATTTTGAAAAAATAAAAAATAATATTCCATCAATAGGAAGTTTTGGTTTTGGTTTTGAAAATAAAGGGTTTGATAAAATTTGTTCTTTAGTTAATGATCAATTTGATGAAGCTGTCATAAATTTAAATATAACTTTTAGCCATTATTGTGGAAATAATTTTGAAAATGAACAAATTAAACAAAAATGTTTATCTAAAATAACTAAACCTAATATTAAACTTAATTTAACTAATAACTTTATTTCAGATAAATCCGTATTAGATTTTTTAAATTCAAATGATATTAATATATTCGCTTACGACCATCTACCAAATAGGGGAGCTTCTTCTGTTTTGGATTATGTGATTGCTATTGATAAACCAATAGGGTTATCTTCATCTCATATGTTTAGACATGTAAACTATAAACATAAAAATCTTTTTTCAATTGAATCAAATTCAATTATTGATATTATTAATAATCCTATAGATCATATTTTGTCTTTAAGAGAAGAGTGGTCGCATGATAATTTAATTGCTGAATACGAAAAAATAATTGAAAAAATTAGCTTTACAATATAGCATCTCATATGCTTAATTTAGGAAATTTATACGTTTCAGACTTTTTAAAGATGAGTGCAGATTCTTCTATTAAAAAGAAGTATCCTCTAGAGTTAAAAATCAATAAAGATATTGGAGCGCCAAGTCTTACAGAAATGCCGCCAAGTTCGGAGATGTGGGGTCAGTATTGGTATAGATCAGGAACGAATGATTCTATGAAGAGAGATCTCAAGGAGATTGTAGATGAAATCTGTAAGCGTGTATCATTAAAAAATGAAGACCTTTGGTTAGATATTGCTTGTAATGATGGGACGCTGCTCTCTTTTATTCCAGAAGGAATCAAGAGGATGGGTATCGATCCAGCTGACGACTCTTACTATGCAGAGTCAATTAAAATTGCAGATGATGTTATTCAGGATTATTTTTCCTACGATTCTTTCCAAAAATCTAATTTTTCAGAAAGTAAACCAAAGATAATTACTACAATAGCAATGTTCTATGATTTGGAAGATCCAGACTCATTTATTAAAGATATTGTAAAAGTAATGGATTCTAATGGGGTGTGGGTTATTCAAATTTCTTACACTCCATTAATGTTGGCTCAGATGGCATTTGATAATATTTGTCATGAGCATTATTATTATCATTCTTTATCTAGTCTGAAAATTTTATTGGAAAGAAATGGAATGGAAGTCGTTGACGCAGATTTAAACGATGTGAATGGCGGTAGCATTAGAGTCTATATTCAAAATAAAAATAGAACAAAAGAAACCTTTGGAACGGCCCCCCTGAGAGATGTTTGTAAATTTAGAGTTGAGGCTATACTTGAATCTGAAAAGAAATATGATATTTCCAAAGAGGAAATTTGGGATAAATTTCATCAAAGTATTCAAGATTTAAAGGAAGAAGTAGTGGGCTTTATTACAAGTGAAAAAGCAAAAGGAAAAACAATTGCTGGCTATGGAGCGTCAACAAAGGGCAATACACTTCTTCAGGTTTTTGGATTAGATAAAAATCTCATTAGTTATATAGCGGAAAGATCTCCATACAAGTATGGTCTTAAAACTGTAGGAACTGAAATACCAATTATTTCAGAAGATGAAATGAGAGAATTGAAGCCAGATTATTTACTAGTTCTTCCTTGGCATTTTATAAATGAATTTGTAGAAAGAGAACGTGAATTTTTAGAAAATGGTGGTAAATTCATTGTTCCATGTCCAAAATTTCAAATTATTAGTTTATAAAAATGACCTATTATTCTCAAGCAAATCAAGATAAATGGGTATGCGAATTCTTAAATTTTAAACAAAATGGTTTTTATTTAGATATCGGCGCATATGATGGCATTCAAACTAGCAATACATTTGTTTTAGAAAAAGATTTAAATTGGAGTGGAATTTGTGTTGAAGCTAATAGTGAAGTTTTCAATACGTTATCATTAAATAGGAAATCTAAAAATTTAAATTTAGCAGTTTTAGACTATAAAGGTTATTGTAGTTTTTATCGCGATTCTGTTAGAAATGATAATATTGGAAATCTAACGCCATGTGACACTTTAAATAATATTTTAGAACAAAATGATGCTCCATCTATTATAGATTACATGTCAATTGATATTGAGGGTTCTGAATTCAACGCTCTGAAAGATTTTGATTTTAAAAAATGGCAAATTAATTTAATAACAATTGAACATAATTTGTATGTTGATGGGGATTTTAATAAAAATAGATTATTTAAATTACTTAGCGAGAATAATTTTGAAAGAGTTTTTGAAGATGTTGTTTGTTTAGATACTAATCCAAATTTTTATCAAAAACCATATGAAGATTGGTATGTAAATAAAAATATTTTATAATATGAAAAAAATTATTATTACAGGAGTTACTGGACAAGACGGCAGTTTTATGGCGGATTTTCTTTTGCAAAATACAAATCATACAGTAATAGCAGGAGTAAGACGCTTGAGTATTACTAATCATAAAAACATTCAACATTTAAAAAATAATTCTAGATTTAAATTAATTGATTTAGATATTACAGATGCGCAAAATGTAGAAGAAGTTATTCGTACTGAGCAGCCAGATTATTTTATTAATTTTGCAGCGAATTCATTTGTTGGTAATAGTTGGACTATGCCAGTGAATCACATGAACACAAATTGCATGGCAGTTTTATATCAGTTAGAAGCTATTAGAAAGTTTGCGCCTCAGTGTAGATATTACAATGCTGGCTCTTCAGAAGAGTTTGGGGATGTCTCTTACATCCCGCAGGATGAATCACACCCACTTCGTCCTAGAAGTCCATACGGAGCTTCAAAAGCTTCAGCAAGACATCTTGTAAAGGTTTACAGAGACTCGTATAATTTGTTTGCTATACAAGGGTGGCTATTCAATCATGAAGGAATTCGTCGAGGAGAAGAATTTGTAACTCGTAAAATTACGAAAAACGTTTCTCGTATTTGTAAATCTATAAAGAATAACGAGCAATTTCAACCGCTTGAACTTGGAAATTTAGAATCAAAAAGAGACTGGAGTGACGCTGAAGATTTTGTCGAAGGAGTTTGGCTAATGCTTAATCAAGACAATCCAAATGAATATGTGCTATCATCTAATGAAACACATTCTATTAGAGAATTTGTTGAATTAGCTTTTTCTGAAATTGGAGTATCTGGCTATTGGAGTGGAGATGGTTTGAATGAACAATACATCATCGCTAACCACCTCCTTGAACAATCTAATTTAAAATCTTCAGTATTAGTAGCAATTAATTCTAAATTTTATCGACCTGCCGAAGTGGATCTTCTCTGGGGGGATTCTACAAAAGCTCGTCAAGAACTAAACTGGATTCCAAAAACATCTTTTGAAAATCTCGTTTGTAAGATGGTAAAAAATGACCTTGACGAACTTTAAGGCTATTGTATAATGCTGAATGCCAGCTAAAAAGACTAAGCCAAAAGCTCAAAGAAAAGTTAATAAAAAGAAAATTCTCATAAGATTGGTGCTTATTCCCGCAAAGGATAAGCGCCTTTTTTATATGCGCGAAATGCACTTTTTGAATATTCTATGTGAGAGATATTCTGAAGAGTTCATGGAAGTTGCTTCTTTTGATAAGCAGTTTGATTCTTTAGCATATCTAGTTAGTGAAAAGCTCAAAGATACGTTAGATCAAAAGTTCAGAGCTTTCAACTTTACCGTTGACACTTCAAGGTACGAGAGTTATAATCTAGGTGATAAGTGTGATTCTGATGCATCTATCATTAATAAAACTAAAACCATCAAAGACTTTCTAAATGAGCAAAATTAAAGATAAAGAGTTTGTAAAATCCTCAGATGTTCTGGGATCATTCCTCAAGCAAAATTCTGAAGATCACTATAATTTTGAAGACGAAACTGACTATAAAGTTTCTAGTGGATCGCTTCAGCTAGATTTGCATTTAGATGGTGGATTGGGACCAGGATTACATAGATTTTGCGGGCCAAATGAAACTGGAAAAACATCATGCGCCCTTTCATTCATGAAGGGCTTTTTAGATAATAGTTCTAATCGTAAAGGCTTTTACATCAAAGCCGAAGGTCGCCTTTCCAAACAGATGAGAGAAAGATCTGGTATTAAATTTGTTTTCTCTGCTGATGAATGGGTTGATGGAACTTGCTTTGTATTTGAAACAAATATTTATGAAACTGCTGTTGATGCTATGCGTCAACTCGTAACTAAGAATGATGAAAATAAATTCTACTTTTTTCTTTTAGATTCTGTTGATGGACTCATTTCTAAAGGAGACTTAGACAAGGGATTTGAGGATAGTAATAAGGTTGCTGGTGGAGCCGTGATTGCTGGTAACTTTATGAAGCGAATGTCAATCTCTCTATGCAAGAGGGGCCACTTAGCAATTTTTATCAGTCAAGTTCGAGCAGATATTAAACTTGATCCATACTCTAAAGCTCCAGTACGCCAAACTTCTGCTACTGGCGGTAATGCTCTGCTTCACTTTGCCAACTGGATTCTTGAGTTTGAACCAAGATTCAAGGGAGATCTTATTCTCAAAAATCCTAATGATAATAAAATTGATTTGATCAATAATCCAATCATTGGTCACTTTGCAAAAGCTACAGTTAAAAAGTCTCCTAATGAAAAGACAAATTTAACCATTCCATATCCTATTAAATATGGAAGAACAAATGGTAATTCAATTTGGATTGAGAAAGAAATTGTTGATATGCTTTATGCATGGGAGTTTATCTCTCGCAAAGGAGCTTGGATTAATATCTCAGACGAGTTTCGGCAATTAGTCCTTGAAGAAACTGCTATCATTATTCCTGAAAAAATTCAAGGTGCTGAGAATTTATTCTTGTTTATTGAGAATGACGCTAAATTAGCAACTTTCCTGATTGGATATTTTAAGAAACTCATTAATAATGAAGTTTAAAAATATCAATGGTAATCCATCGTTTTTAAAAAATTCTAAGAAATATGCTATTAATTGGGAAGTTGATAGTCGCAGCAAATTCCAAACAACTGTTAAAAACTTTTTAAAATCTTATTGGGAGGGTGATAAAGTTTTTGAAGAGATGCGCGTTGTTGGAACAGCTTTGTCTTTAGACTTTTACAACTATAATAAAAAAGTTGCTGTTGAAGTGCAAGGTTTACAGCACACTCAATATGTTAAATTCTTTCACAGGAATAAACTGCAATACTTAAAACAATTAAAAAGAGATGACAAAAAGTTAAAGTTTTGCGAAGTCAACGAAATAGTTTTAATAGAAATTTATCCCAAAGACGTTCTCAATCGGGAGCTATTCTTGAATTTTGGAGTTGAACTATAAATCCGCCATTGACAAAACTACTAGTCTCGCTTATACACATATATGATCTACGATTATGAATTAGAAAAACAGTTGCTTGCAGCTTTAATCAAAGAGCCAGATGATTATTGTGAGATTTCTAATTTTATTAACTCTAGAGATTTTTACTCTGACAATACCAATTTACACTCTTCAATCTTTTCAATTATCAAGCAAGCTATTGATAAGAGCGAAGGGGTGGATGAGGTTATCATTGCTCAAAGAGTAAATTCTCTAGGATTATCTTTTGAGGATAATGTTAATCCATCTGATTATATTCGGTCTTTAGGAATGAGAAAAGTTCCCAAGGGAAACCTGATTAAAACAGCTAAGGAGTTAAAAAAATACACAGTGCGTAGAGAAATCTACGAGTCTGCTCGCGAGGTCGCTAAGAAAATGAAGGGCATAAGTCCTGATTCTACTTACACAGACATCATTTCCCAAGCAGATCAAATTTATAATTCTCGCATTAATTTGTATGAATTAGGAAACGATACTCCAGAAAATATTTACGAAGAGATGGAAGCTCTCGTTGAGGAGAGAGGAAACAATCCAGTTGTCGAATTCGGCATGATGGGTCCGCATAAAAAAGTAAATCAAATCTATGGATCTCTTCTTCGCCCTGGCAACATCACTGTGATCGTTGCTAGAAGTGGTGTTGGTAAAACTCAATTTTGCATGGATTACAGCACC